CAAGCTTCCTCCTACATCCCCACATCTGGCGCTACAGTCACCCGCGCAGCAGAAAGCCTGACGATTCCATCGGCTAACCTACCGTGGCCAACGCCGAAGGTGGTTGGAAGTGAGCTGGTGACGAATGGAACGTTTGATACCGATAGTGATTGGACGAAAGGCACTGGTTGGACGATTAGTGGAGGTGTTGCGACTAGCACGCCGCCCGGAACAGGAAATCCAGAACTTTTTCAAAGTATTGGAATGGTTGCCGGAACGCCGTATGAGGTTTCTCTTACGGTGACTAGAACCTCTGGAACTCTGCACGTACGTTTAGGCAGTGGAGCGCAAGTACTTTCCATTAACCAATCAGGAACGTATCGCGCTGTCGGGGTTGCCGGAGCAGCGTGGTTTGTATTGCTCAATGTCAGCGGAGCTTTTGAGGGTACCGTTGACAACATCTCCGTCAAAGAGATCAACCCCCTCGCCCTCTCCATACAGATGAATGGGCGTGTAAGTTATATTGACGACAATCAAATAGGGACACTTGCCCTGTGGAGTTGGACCAACGGACCTAACTACTTACGAGGTTATATCCGTACCGATGGCACCAAAACAGGTATGCCTTACGTCCAACAAAACCGTGCCGGGACGCTTGACGTCGTTAACCTGTCCGACGCAGAGGAAAAGACGCCGGGAGTTTTTGTTCCGTTTAACGTAGCGGCGAGACATGGAAGCACTTTTGTTAACGCGGCTTCGGATGGTGTAGCACAAATTGTAAACACCACCCCGACAGGCTTGCCTGATTTAGAGAACTACAACCTAGCTTTAGGTAATAGTTTCATGGGCACCATTGAAAACTTCCAGATATGGGATCGCGATATTGGTGATACGGGGATCGTGGATGAGAGTTCACCTGATCTAGAGCCGAGCCTTTCGTTGGTGTTTGACTCTTCGTTTAACAGTTTTGTTGTTAAGGATTGGAGCGAGTAATGGGAACCAAGCGATACGGCAAAGGCAGCAACTTTATCAATTTCACCCGAGCCTCATCCGGTTATGCCCTGACAAAGGCGAAACGTGGGCCGGAGTTGGTTACTAACGGGACGTTTGATACGGATACAACGGGGTGGGGGCGTAGCAACTCAAGCGGCACTTCAACATTTACCGTTTCTGGTGGTGAAGCAACTTTTACAAGAGACACGTTTGGAGATGCTTTCTATCAAACAGACGTAGCCCCTGCTGTTGCTGGCGTTTACCGATTAACTTTTGACATAACAGCAATTTCGGGTGGAGAATTAAGGTATTCTTTTAGCTCTAACAGTGCGTCAAATCCCGCAAACCGAGTTCAAGTTACAAGCGTTGGTTCATATTCTACAGATTTTGTATCAGACGGGACGTTGTTGGATTTTGTTTTTGATTTAAGCGCAAATGGTGCGAGCGTTACAATCGACAACATCTCCGTCAAAAAAGTCCTCTACAACCAGCCCGACGGGAGTTTGGAGTACATTGCTCACCCGAACGACGAACCGCGTATTGAGTACGACACTGCCGGGAATGCAAAGGGTCTGTTGATTGAAGTAGCGCGGACCAACTATGCAACATATTCCGAGGACTGGGATACAGGTCCGTACGGTATTACCCGTGGTGCATATATTTTTAACCACGCCGCTAATCCTTTCTCTTCAGACCAGACAGCGACCTTTATGTACCCTACTTCGGTAGGAACGACCGTAGCTATTAGGTCTTCAATCGTAACACCTAGTGCAAACAGTTTGTGGACAGCTTCCTGCTACGTAAAAAATGTCGGGAGAAACGGTGATGTTCGCATGGAGCTTGGTAGTGGTCCAAATAACGCAATAGCAAATTTTTCTCTGTTAAACGGAACTTTTACTGGAACTACCAATAGCAACAATGTTGTGAACGGTGCTGGAAAGATTGAGGAGATCGGCAACGGTTGGTATCGCTGTAGTGTTACAGCCGAGCACGGACCTTCTTGGTCGGGAGCTACGAATGTCGCCGTCTATGATAACGACACTTCGGACGGGTCTAGCTCTGTCGGCCTCCTTCTTTGGGGTCTTCAAGTAGAAGAAGGTGAATCGGTTAGTAGTTATATGCCTACGACAAGTGCTTCGGTAACGCGGGCTTCTGATTCCGCAAAAATAGACACCTCATCCTTCGGTTACAACAGGGAAGCGGGGACTTGGGTAGCAGAGTTTTCCCATAACGACCCGCTGAGTACAGAAACAAACTATGTGTTGTCTTCTAATAACGGAGACGCCGCTCTCATAATCTATAACAACCAAGGTAACGCGAATTTTTACGGCTACGACCAGTCGAATGTGATTAGTCACGGCTCAATTGAGGGTGATGCCGCGTTTAACACAATCGCATATGGTGAGTCGGACGAAGGTGGTAGATCAGCGACAAATGGCTCTCTTAGCGCTTTTAAAGCAAATATTTCGGCATTAGATAATGCAGGCCAATTTTATTTCATAGGAACTAATTCCGACGGAACTAATCACCACCTAAATGGCTACATTAAATCTCTTACTTTTTACCCGCGCCGATTAAGTGACGCACAGCTACAGGAGCTATCTTCATGAGTGAAGAATTGATCATTGAAGAAGGTCCGCAGATCGACTTCTACTTTAGCATTCCTTCTGAGTCGGACATGCCGACCATACTGTCTGCCTTTTACCAACAAGACACCGAGACTACGGTTGATGCCGAGACCGGTGAGGAAACGACTACAAATGTGGGCGACCCTTATCTGGTGCAGTATGGCGGTGACTACGCCATTGACGTAGTTGGTACGATTTACAAACCAACGGGGGGAACTCTTACAGATGGTGATGGGAACGAGTATCCCGAGACAGCCGCTGTCCCCGGCTGGCACATTAACATACGTCTTGTGGGGGATAATCGTAGAGCCGATGTTGAGGCGCTTAGTGCATACGAAGTTACGCCAAAAACACCGGAAAGAGTGTGGCTTTGATGAACTATGTATTACTTCGGCCCCATCTACTTATCAGCCGCTGTAGTGTTGTGGATAATGTATCTTCACACAGCTTTGTTAATATTGAGCGTGTAAATGCCCCTTAAACGTGGATCCTCCCGACAGACCGTTTCCAAGAATATTAAGACGGAAATGAAGTCCGGTAAGCCGAGAAAGCAGGCTATCGCCATAGCTTTGTCTAAAGCCGGCAAGTCAAAAAAGAAAAAGAAAGGTTAGCTTTGTGTCCATAGAACAAACACTATTAACATGGTGGCCGCAGCTTACGGCGCTCGCCGCGTTCGTATTTTACCTTTCTAAGGTAAATGCGTCTCAAGACGAGCGGGTGGCTCAACTTGAAAAAAAGGTCGAGAACTTGTTTGTTCTTTGGAACAAGCACATGGATTGGCTTCTAAGCGGGAAGAAGGAACCATGAAACCGGAAGACGTCCTGATCAAGCTAGAGCAGCACGAGAGTGAGTGTAATCTTAGATATCAGCGCATTGAAGAGCGTTTAGACGACCAGAAGGTTTCTCTAAGGGGTCTGGATTATAAGATTTGGGGCTTGGCAGGACTGATCATATTCGTCCCTTTTGCACAAAAGCTTTTGGGCTGATATAGTAAGTTTTTGGAGTAGCTACATGAAACCGTCTAAGGGCAAAGCAAAGGTTAAGGTAACCTCTTCGGGTAAGAAGGTAAGTTACGGTCAGGCTGGTAAGGCCAAGGGCGGTGGTCCGCGTGTAAAGCCGGGCACATCTAAAGGTGACTCCTATTGCGCTAGATCCTTGGGCATTAAGAAACGTCTGTCTAAGAAAAAACAAAACGATCCAAACACACCCAACAATCTGAGCCGGAAGCGGTGGAAGTGTAAGGGAGCTAAAAGTGCCAAATAAAACAGCTACCCCTCGTGGCCTAACTTATTTTAAAAAAGGCGGAAAAGTTTCTGCAAAGTCTAAGGGCAGCAAGATTTGTCCTGAAGGCAAGGCTTGGGCGAAGAGAACTTTTGACACGTATCCGTCCGCTTACGCGAACTTGGCGGCTTCTAAGTATTGTAAAGACCCGAACTACGCCAAAAAGTCCAAAGGCGGTAAGCGAAAGGGCAAGTAGATGGGTGAGTTAAAGAAGTGGCTAGATGAGGACTGGGTTCGAATAGACAGCAGCGGCAACATTGCGGGCGAGTGCGGAACGTCTAAAAACAAGAAAAACCCGGACCGGTGTCTGCCTCGAAAGAAAGCTCAAAGCCTTAGTAAGTCTGAAAGAGCTTCTACGGCGAAGAAGAAGAAACGCGAAGGCGGCAAGGGCAAGCAGGTTGTGTCTAACACCCGGGCCGCTAAAGTACGTAAAATGGCAAAAGGTGGTGTTGTGGCAAGGGGCTGCGGGTCTATCCTTTCAAATCGCAGAAAAGTAACAAAAGGGTCTGTTTCCCGAGTTTAGGAAAAAGTAATGACAACATCTGGAAGCACCAACTTTGAGCTGGACGTAACAGACTATATCGAAGAGGCTTTCGAGCGTTGTGGCTTAGAACCTCGCACGGGCGACGACCTTAAGACGGCGAAGCGATCTCTTAACCTTTTGTTGGCGGACTGGGCAAACCGGGGCTTGAACCAGTGGACGGTGAAGCAGAGAACTTTTACGGTTGCCGCCAATGACGGTGACTATGCGTTAGATCCGGACATCATAGACATTCTTTCGCTGACGGTCCGTCGAAGCGGCACGGATTACAGCCTGCAAAGACTTAGCCGGTCGGACTTTCTGAACATACCAAACAAAACCACTTCGGGACGTCCCAGCCAGTTCTTTCTGGATCGTCAGATTACACCCAACCTGAAGGTGTGGCCTGTGCCGGACAACAGCTCTGACGTAATTGTTTACGATGCGTTAACGCGGATACAGGACGCGGATACGTTCACAAACACAATGGATGTTCCTTTCCGGTTCTATCCATGCCTTGCGGCAGGTTTAGCCTACTACATTTCTATGAAGAAAGCGCCGGAACGGATACAGATCCTCAAGGCTGTTTACGAAGAAGAGTTCGAAAGAGCTGCGAGCGAGGACCGCGATCGGTCGTCTTTTAACATCAGTCCACACGCTGCGTATTACAGGTGATCTATGGGAAAGTTTGCATCAGGAAAAAAGTCCTACGCGATCTCAGATAGATCGGGTCAACGATATCCGTACCACGTCATGAAAGAAGAGTGGAACGGGTTGCTAGTTGGACCGGACGAATATGAGCCCAAACACCCGCAGCTAGAGCCTCGAACTACCCCGACCGACCCGCAAGCTTTACAAAACCCGAGACCGGACAGAGTAGAGCCCCTGAGAGTTTTTGTGGGTGTGCCTTTGGTTGAGAACAACAGTTTAAAGCCTGCTACCGCCTATGGTTTTGCAGGAACAGTTACGGTGACCACGTCATGAGTTTTACATACGCACAGCTTAAATCTGCGATACAGGATTATACGGAGAACACTGAAACGTCCTTCGTAAACAACCTGCCTATATTTATTCGGCAGGCAGAAGAGCGTATTCTGAAGAATGTTCAGCTAAGTCTTTTCCGTAAAAACGTGACGAGTACGTTTGCCTCCGGTAACCGGTTGTTTGCTGCACCTGCCGACTTCTTGGCACCTTTTTCTTTGTCTTATGTTGACGCTAGCGGGGACCACCAGTTTCTAGAGTTTAAGGACCCTAGCTTTGTTCAGACATTCCACCCGAAACCTGCAACTACAGGCAGCCCTCGTTTCTACGCTGTTTTTGACATTGATAACTTTATTATCGGCCCAACCCCTGACAGCAACTACGCGACAGAGATACATTATTTCTATCGCCCGACCAGCTTGACGGCGGGTGCGGAAAGCGGAACAACTTGGCTCAGTGAAAACGCTGAGATTGCCATGCTGTACGGAAGCTTGATTGAGGCGTATACTTACATGAAGGGTGAGCCCGATCTTACAGCATTGTATGAAAAGAGGTTTGGTGAAGCGCTTGTTGCGCTGAAGATGTTTGGCGAAGCTAAAGAAGTAAACGACGAGTTTATGACTGGAAAAGTAGTGAGGCCGAAGCAATAATGCAGGTTGAAGTAATAACAACGGACGGACGGGGTTTTACTCCGGAAGAGCTATCGGATCGGTGTGCAAAGAAGATTGTTTCTGTTGCCGACACTGCTCCTCCGGCTATTCGTGAACAGGCTTATGCCTTCCAGTCTGCGGTAGAGGCCACTGTAAATTTTTACCTACGCGAAGCTGTTAGGAATGATAGAGTTACCGTGTATAATGCTTTGTTGAGCGCGGGACATCCCAAGCTCGCTCAGTTAGTAAAGGATCTGTAGACGTGGCAATTACTGGTAACGTACTCTGCACAAGTTTTAAGAAAGAGCTTCTATTTGGGGTTCACGACTTTGCTGCCAGTGGCGGTGATACGTTTAAACTTGCTTTGTATACAAGCAGCGCAACTCTAAATGCGGATACAACAGCCTACACAACTTCGGGTGAGGCTTCGGGAGCCGGGTATTCTGCAGGTGGTGCCGCGCTTACTAACATAGACCCGTCGGCCGCGGGCGGTACCGGGTTTGCTGATTTTTCTGATCTTACGTTCAGCTCGTCGTCGATCACGGCCCGCGGCGCTTTAATTTACAACTCAACTCCAAACACAGCCTCTATTGCGGTGACTAACCCAGCTTGTGCTGTATTAGATTTTGGTTCGGACAGGACGACCAGTAACGGTAACTTCACGATTGTTTTCCCGACGGCGGATGCAAACAGCGCGATCATTAGAATTGGATAGGGACATACAAGATGGCTAGTACGTACACCACCAACTTAGGTATTGAGAAGATTGGTAATGGCGAGCAGTCGGGTACTTGGGGTACTACGACCAACGTCAACTTTGACATTATTGACCAGTCGGTAAACGGGGTCCAAGTGATAACGTTGGCGGGTACCGGAAGCACGGGTTCCCCAAACGATTTACCGATAAACAGCGGTTCTACAAGCGCCGGCCACAATAAGTACATTGAGTATTCTGATGGCGGCGATCTGGGTGGTACTGCTTATGTGCGGCTAACGCCGGAGACTGCGGAAAAGATTGTTCACATCCGAAACAGTCTTTCTGGCAATCGAAGCATTATTGCGTTCCAAGGAACGTACAACGCGGCTCGGGATTTTGAGATCCCTAACGGGGCTGATGTTGTTCTTAAGTTTGATGGTGGTGGTAACAGCGCAGCGACGGTAACAGATGTTTTTGCGGATCTGACGGTTACGAAGATCACAGCAACCACGGTGGATATTAATGGGGGCGCTATTGATGGTACGACCATCGGCGCTAACTCGGCTGCGGCAGGTACTTTTTCGACGGTCAATATTGACGGTGGGTCTATCGACGGAACCACTATTGGCGGTGCGACACCTGCGGCAGGTAACTTTACTACTGTAGACATCGACGGTGGGTCTATTGATGGTGCTACCATCGGCGCTAACTCAGCAGCCGCAGGTAACTTTACTACAGTAGATATTGACGGAGGCTCTATCGACGGAGCCGTTATTGGTGCCAACTCGGCGGCTGCCGGTACTTTTACAACAACGACTTTTTCTAGCCTGAAGGGAACGGGCGCTACTACTGTCACGAACATCCTTGACGAGGACAACATGGCTAGTGACAGCGCTACAGCGCTGGTAACGCAACAATCCGTTAAAGCGTATGTGGATGCTCAATCTGCGGGCGGTAACGTTTCAAACACGGGTACGCCTGTCAACAATCAGGTTGCTGTCTGGACTAATGCCACAACAGTCGAGGGGGTGGCAGCCCTAACTTTTGACGGGACTACGTTGTCATCCACTGAGGTGAATGGCCGTGCAACACCCTCTTCTAACACAACAGGCACTTTAACAGCCAACGACGCCAATGATATTGTTTTAGCCACGGGCAACATAACGCTCCCTGCTTCTGTCTTCACGGCTCGGGACATTGTTATCATAAGCACAGCAATATCCAGCCGGACAATAACCCGAGGATCCGGATTGGCGATGTTTTTGAACGGTACGGACACCGCTTCCGTAACGCTTGCGGCTAACAGCACGATGGGTGTATTGTACAGAACTGCTACGGAGTGCCATATCTTCGGGAACGTGTCGTAATGAGCATTATCCTCAACGCCTTGATAGCTACGTTGGGATCTACTTCAGAGGATCCGGGCGCGACGGTAACCATCGTAAACCGAACGATCACCTATATCCAATTTGGATCTAGCGCAACGGCCTCGGTGACGTTTAAAAACGACGGTACAACTTCGTCGGTTTTTAGCTCGGGTACGGGATACTCTACCGACTGGATTGACCCGACATCGGCAGCGCCGGATGATTATCAAATCAGGGCTACGATTTCTAGTGGAACAATGACGTCCGGTACTTTTGGGTCTTGGTTGGCGCTAACCTCAAACCGCACTTGGAGCAAAACCCAGTTCACCGCGGGAAGCAGCTCGGCTCAGGTTTTATTTGAGATAAGAAAAGGCTCTGGATCTGTTCTTGATTCAGGAACGATAACTTTTTATGTAGAAAGAGTTTCTTAGCTATGCCTCTAACGAAGCTTAATTTTAAACCGGGTGTAAACCGAGAAATCACTTCGTACTCCAACGAAGGTGGCTGGTTTGACGGTGACAAAATTAGGTTTCGGTTTGGGACAGTAGAGAAGCTGGGTGGCTGGGCTAA